CGCCCCACAAATGCCCTGCCAACTACTCTCTCCCCTTTACCGGGGAAAGTGACTAATGCTGACTCATGCCACCGGGCGTAGAGGCTGCCCAGGTGACTCATGCCAGTGGCTCATGCCGCCTCATACCCCCTCATTCCGGTACTTTCGCACGCTTACCCTGACCAACGGTAGCCTGGGGCTCCAATTCTCGCTAGAATACAGGCTTGACACCACCACAAAGCGGAGCTTTCCAGATGACACAGACCACCGATCAAGCAGCGTTCGTCGGCCCCCTGCCCCAGGCCAAGAAGCGCGGCCGCCCGGCCAAGCACGCCGACGCAGCCGCCCGCCAGCGCGCATGGCGCGAGGCCAACGAGGTCAAGACCCTGCGCCTCGACGGCAAGCTCGCCGCCACCGTCGCCCGCCTCGCCGAGCAGTTCGACACCACCGAGACGCACGTCGTCAACAACCTGATGCGCTTCGCCCTGGCGAACCGCAACTGGGCGACGATGGGCATGGGCGGCTGGGACATCACCGACCGCCGCTGCTCCACCGGCAAGCGCGCCGCCCCGGCCGCCGACCTGTCCGCCCTGGACGCCGAATTCCCCCTCGTTTAAACCCCCCACCACCACCCTGGAGCTACACCATGACCACCCCCGCCTGGACCTTCGACAACACCTCCATGATCGTCGTCGTCGGCCACAACCCAGAGAACGCCGACATCACCAACCCGACCGGCGCGATCCACGGCGTCCTCAACTTCGTCCGCGCCCAGAACGCCCACGGCGACACCAGGGAGCTTGCCGTGACCTCCGGCTCCATCGACCCGATGCTGGCGGCCATGACCCTGGCCGACCGCCTGAACCGCCGCATGAGCCTGGGCAAGCTCCCGGTCGGCTTCGACCTCTGGCCCGCCGGCCGCCCGATCTACGGCAGCCACGCCTACGTCGAGTACGGTCAGGCCGACGACCTCGCCATCGAGGAGCGCGAGCGCGACGACGAGCGTTGGGCTCGCATCGGTGGCTGATCCCCTCCCCTCACCTCAACCCTGGAGCTACACCATGAAGACCCTGCAAGTGATCTACGAAGGCCGCGAGATCGGCACCCGCAAGTCCGACCGCCCCTACACCTGGGCGCTGGTCGCCCACTCGTTCCGCGAGGCCGAGTACCGGGAGCGGATGGCGAAGGCCAAGTACGCCAGCCACTACAGCGCCGAGTACCTCGACGAGGTCTGCGCCAGGAGCCACAAGCCCAGCGTCGTCTCGTACCACGGCAGCGCCGAGCTTGCGCACGCTGCGGCGGTCGCCAAGCGCCTCGACTGGCTGTGCTGCTCGATCAGCGTGGTCCCCGTTCAGGTGAAGGCCGCCAAGGCGCGCAAGACCCCCGCTGCGGCCGCACCCTCGGTCATCGGCTGACCGATTAACGTCACTGGGAATTCTGTCGGCCCCCTGGTCAGGGGGTTGACAGACCCAGGCTCCATGCCCCAGCATTCGCCCTGTCAGACCCCGCCACCACCACGAGCCCGCCCATGAACGCATCCCAGACCCGCGCCGTCGAATCGTTCCGCCGATTCATGCAGACCCAACTGGACATCGTCCCAGACCGCCAGGACACGCTCGACCTCGAAGTCCAGCCGACCACCTACGGCATCGTCTGGATCAAGGCCACCACCACCATGCTCGGGCTGCCCGAGGGCAACCTGCTGCGCTTCGTCGCCCACCAGCACTGGTTCGTCAAGGTCGGCAAGCGCGGCGCGCTCGACGTGAAGATGGCCCCCAAGTCCTTCGAGCAGTTCAAGGGCAAGCGCGCCTTCGGCCTGACCTTCACCTTCTGACCCTGGAGCTACAGCATGCCCGCCCAACGCATCACCCTGACCCTCAAGTCGCCCATCGAGGCCAGCCCCGGCAAGAGCATGGAGCGCACCGAGGTCTACGAGTACGAGCCGGCGAAGTACGGCCTGTCGGTGTACCCCATGCACCCGACCAAGGACCCGAGCGTCTGGGTCCGCTCCAACATGAGCTACGGCAACGTCGAGAGCATCACCGCCTTCGCCGCCTACCGTCAGGCCGAGAACGACAAGGCGGCCGCCCAGGCCAGCAAGAACATCGTCGAGGAGCGTGCGCGCAACGTCCGCAAGGCCGAGTCGCACTACGTCGTCGAGGCGATCCGCGCCGCCTTCACGCTCGACCAGTTCGACTGGGAGTACGGGATGTGGGCGACGGTCGGCGAGGAGGTCGGCGGCCGGCTGGCGGTCTTCTGTGCCCAGGAGCTTGCCGCTGCCACCACCAAGGCACGCGACCTCGGCCTGCGCAAGCTCCTGAAGCCGCTGCTGACCGAGGCCAAGCAGGCCGCCCGCGACGACTACCCCGAGGACTACAAGGACGAGGAGGAGAAGGACGACTTCTACGAAAGCTACGCCGACGAGATCGCCAACACCATCGTCGGCAACATCGACTGACCACCACCAGCCTGGAGCATCAACATGGACAACGACAACCTCACCACCATCGACCGCCGCGAGCTTGAGCGCCTGCAAGGCGTCGAGAAAGCCTGGAGCGCGGTCTTCTTCGCCCTTCAGAAGGGCAACGACCGCACCTTCCAGCGCCCGATGACCGGCAAGGAGTGCGCGGTCGCCGAGATCGAGCGCCTGCAGTCCCTGGCAGGGGCGCCCCGTGGCTGACATCACCATCGAGCGCGACTGCTTCAACTGCGGGGGCGATGGCTACACCATCGAGCCCCGCAAGGTCTGCGGCCGCGAGGACTTCCGCTGCCCCGCCTGCCAGGGCACCGGCAAGATCAAGACCACGCACAAGCAGGCGGTCGTCCGCGAGATCGAGCGCGGCCGCAGCCCCACCCCGGTCTGGAACATCTTCCTGTTCGACCGCCAGACCGGCACCTATCTCGAATCGCCCGACAAGCGCAGCAAGGACCATGAAGCCCTGCTGCGCCTCGCCCAACGCATCAACGAAGGAGCCTGACCTTGGACCTCATCGCCTACATCTTCGCCACCCTCTACGCCGTCTGGCCGCTGCTGCTGCTGGCCCTGGCGTGCTGGGTCGTCCTGGCCTGCCGCAACCCGATCAAGCGCAGCGTCGTTTACACGCCGAGCCCCGAGCATCTGGCCCGCGAGCGCGAGAAGCTCCGTCGCACCATCGCCCTCACCAGCGGCGACGACTTCGGCATCAACGTCCGCAGGGGGCACGAGTGAGCGCCGTCGAGTGGCTCCTCGGCATCCTGACCCTGGTGGCGGTGCTGATGGTCTTCTACTCGTTCGTCGTCGCCCCCTGGCTCGACGAGCATGACCGCAGGACCCGTGCCGAGGCCGCCGAGCGGCAGCGGCTGCTCGACGAAGCCTGGGCCGCCATCGACGCGAAGGTCAAGGCCCAGAACGAATGGTTCGACATCAACAAGCGAGGCCCCCGATGAACGCCACCACCACCCTCCACGACTCTGGCACTGGCGTGCGCTTCTCGCGCCGCCTGGGCGAGCAAGTGCCCGACGTCCACTACGCCTGCGCCCTGGAGGGGCCGCGCATCAGCAGGCGCTCGATCTTCCGGGTCTGGGTCGGCGTCATCGTCGTCCTGGCGGTCGCCCTGGCCCTGGCGAGGGCGATGTAGCCAGGGGTTCCCAGTCGATTAACGTCACTGGGAATTCCATTCTCTTCGCCTAACCTGACAGACGGTAGACACAGCCCCAGGCTTAAGCCTCAGAATCTCTTCTGTCAGTCCCCGCCACAACCCTGGAAGCACCACCATGACCCCGTTCAACCCCGCCAACTTCGCTCCCTACGCCCAGACCGCCCGCCAGGAGGAGCGCCCACAGGCCGCCACGGTCGAGACGACCGTCACCGCCGTCGCCCTGCGCGAGGCCGGCAACCGCTGGCTGAAGCGCCACGACCAGTTCGCCGACGGCAAGGCCGACACCTGCTTCGACATGGCCGACAAGCTCGACCGGTTCGGCTCCTTCGTCAGCGAGAAGCAGGCCGGCTACGCCGCCAAGCTCATCGCCTGGAGCCTGCCGAAGCCCTACTCGGCCGTCATTGAGGCGACCGTCCGCCCGCCGGTCGCTGCGCCCCAGCAGGCACGCACCAGCGAGGCCGCCGAGCTTGTCCGCGCCAACCCGACGCTGCCCAAGCTCTTCGACCTGATGCAGCGGCTGTCGAAGTTCCGCATCGGCAAGCTGACCATCGCCCGCAAGAACGGCGACAGCCTCTGCTGGATCAAGCACGAGGACGCCGAGAAGGTCATCGGCCGCCTGACCGATGGCGGCACGCTGACCCTCTGGCAGCGCCTGGGCGTCGACCTGCAGGACGTCAGCCGCGCCCTGCTGGAGATCGAGGCCGACCCCGAGCGCGCCGCTGTCCTGCACGGCAAGGCGTCGGGCAACTGCAGCATCTGCGGCCGCGACCTGACCGACCCGGAGAGCATCGAGCGCGGCATCGGCCCGATCTGCGCCGGCAAGTATTTCTGACCACCACGCCCCCTCCGGGGGGCTTCACTCTGGAGCTACAGCATGACATCGAACAGAACCAGCGCCACCGTCCTGGCCCCGGCGCTCATCGCCAGGGAGGAAGCCCAGGGCAAGCTCGCCCAGCACGCCCTGCGGGCCGCCCTGGCGAGCGCCAGGACGATCCGAGCCCAGGCCGCCTACTCGACCCTCGTCAACAAGGCGATGGACGAGGCCAGGGGCATGGGGGCGCACGACGCCGACATCCACACCACCGCCCACATCAAGGCGCGGCAGATCGCCATCGACGCCTTCATGGCAGAGCAGGAGACGCTGCGCGCCCTGGCCCAGGCGGTCGGCCGCGAGGCGAACCGGCAGCGCGAGGCAGGGGAGCCGATCTGATGGCCGCCCAGAGCAAGGCGCTGAAGAACTACAAGGAGCAGTGCGTGCGCCGCGCAGCGAACCTCCTCGACCCGACCTGGGGCGGCAGCCACGCCGGCCGAGCGTTCCCTCGCTGGGAGCCCGGCATGACCACCTTCGAGTACGTCCGCCGGTTCCAGAACCTGTCGCCGATGATCGACTGCGGCTACAGCTTCGCGCCCAGGATCGCCCCGATGCTCGACCCCTTCGAGCCCGAGGTGGTGCTGCTGCTCGACGACGAGGTGGCCGAGTGAGCAGCCTGACCGACACCAGCAAGCCGGTGACCCGGCTGACGTTCGCCTACACCCGCGACAAGGGCTACCGCCAGATCATCGCCACGCTCGACGGCCCGCTGCTGATCCTGCGCTGCAAGGGTCTGAGGCAGCGCGAGGAGGTCGACATCCAGGGCATCTACGAGCAGGCGGTCAAGGCCAGGGTCTGGGCCGCCAAGAAGGCCAAGAAGGCCGCCAGGGGCAAGCGGTGAGCGCCCTCGACTGGATCGACTGGGAGGACTTCGACTTCGACCACGACATGGACCCGGAGCCCAGGCCGACCCGACGCGAGCGAGCCCTGGAAAGCCTCGCCAAATTCAGCCGCCTGCTGGCCCGCCGCAAGGCCGAGGCCACCAAGCCCCAGGCTCCCGCAAAGCGCAATTACGTTACGGAGAATTAGATGGACCACGCCAAGTGCAAGGGCTGCGGCCAGGACCCATACGTCCGCAACAACTTCCTGCGCGAGTGCGTCTGGCCCGAGTGCCCGCACCGCCACCTCGCCCGGCAGTGGGACCACCCGCCGCAGATCGAGTACCAGCGGCGCGAGCCCCCGGCCGCCAAGCTCTTCGACGACCCCAACGCCCTGGAGGACTGACGTGAAGAAGGACATGAACCAGATCATCAAGCGCCTGGAGCGCGAGGGGCTCGTCGTCGCCAAGGTCTGCGTCAATTCCGGCCACCTGAGGCTCATCCTGGCGTCCGGTGCCGTGTACACCAGCGCCAAGACCCCCAGCGACTACCGGGGGCTGCGCAACCTCGAAGCGGACGTCCGACGTTTAAACCGACGAACGGTCATTGCCGGAACCTGAAGCCTGGGTCTACAATCGAGGCTCTCGTCAACCAACCCAGGACCCAGCAATGAAACACGCCCAGATCACACGCGAGCAGTGGCTCGAAGCCGCCGTCGTCGCGGTCGCCCAGGCGACCCCCTCCGTCACGTTCCCGCCGGTCAAGGTGTCCTGCTCCTGGCCGGGCGGCGGATCGGCCCGCAAGCGCATCGGCGAGTGCTGGGCGCGTCGGATGTCGAAGGCCGGCATCAACGAGATTTTCATCAGCCCCAAGCTGGCCGACAGCACCCGCGTCGTCTCGGTCCTGATGCACGAGCTTGCGCATGCGGTCGACGACTGCGCCCACGGCCACAAGGCCGGCTTCGTCAAGATCGCCAAGGCCATCGGCTGCGTCGGCAAGCCCACGCAGATGGAGCCCCCGGTCGAGGTCGCCAGCGCCATCGCTGCGGTGGTCATCGCCAAGCACGGCGAATTCCCGCACAGCATGCTCGACCTGAGCAGCCGCAAGAAGCAGTCGACCCGGATGCTCAAGCTGGAGTGCGGTGCCTGCGGCGCGGTCTGGCGCATGGCCGCCAAGCACGCCATCAACGTGACCGCCTGCCCCTGCTGCCAGACCGAGATGGGCGGCGACGGCAGCGACGAGGACGAAGGCGACGATTGACGAGCCAGGGAGCCGGCGGCTACACTGCCGGCTCCTACAACCCTGGAGCCTGAGCATGAACATGAGTGGCAAGCAGTTGAAAGCGGACGGCATGGAGCGTGTCCTCGCCAGCACCTCGGACGAGTGGCATGCCCGCTGCCAGGGCTACTACCGTGCCTACATGGACCGGCACCCGCACGGGTTCACCGGCGAGGACTGCAAGCTCGACGCCCGCGAGCGCGGCCTGGGCGAGCCCCACCACCCCAACGTCTGGGGCGCGGTCTTCAGCGGCATCGCCCGCAGCAAGGACATCGTCAAGACCGGCGAGTACGTCAAGTCCACCGAGCCGCTGCGGCACGCCAACGAAGTGCCGGTGTGGCGCAAGCGTGACCTGTGAAGCGCGCCATCGCCATCGCCCTCGTCGGCGCCATCTGGCTGACGATCTCCCTCTTCCTCTGCCTGAGCAATAGCTGCAACTGACCATGAAGCTCCCCCTCCTGCAGCGCATCCTGGCCGGTGCCTTCCTCGGCGTCGCCCTCTTCGTTGGCGGCTGCCAACTGATCGGCGACCTGGGGCTCTGGCCCTACGTCATCGCCATCGTCTTCCCTGGTCCACCTAACTGAGCGTTTAAACCACCATGTCCACGCACGCACCATTCGCCCCCTCCAGCGCCACCCGCTGGCTCACTTGCACCGGGTCCTTCGGCCTGGGGCTCCAACTGCCCGAGGGTCCCGAGGGTCCCTATGCCGCCGAGGGCACCCGGCTGCACGACGTCGCCGCCGCGATCCTGCGCGACACCAAGGGCTACTTCCCCGGCGGCGTGGTCGACCCCGCCGACCACGCCTTCCTGCTGCCCTACCTGGGCCACGCGGCCAAGGTGATGAAGGCGTACAAGAAGAGCGGCGGCGTCGTCCGCATCGAGGAGCGGGTCGAGCATTCGGACCTCCTCTTCGGCACGCCCGATCTGGTCGGCATCGACGACGAGTGGCTGGAGGTGGTCGACCTGAAGACCGGGGCTGGCATCATGGTCGAGCCCGAGGAGAACGACCAGTTGCTGGCCTACGCCTACATGATCCTGAAGAAGGCGTACACGCAGCGCCCCGGCATGAAGGCTGCGCCCACGGTCAAGGGGGTCACGCTGACCATCGTGCAGCCGACCGACGAGGACAAGCCGGTCAAGTCCTGGGAGACGACCAGCGCCTACGTCCTGGCCTGGGGCATCTAGGCCGAGGCTGCCATCCGCGCTGCCCTGGCAGGCTCCTTCGACCTCGTCCCTGGCGAGCATTGCCGGTTCTGCAAGGCCAAGCCGGTCTGCCCCAAGCTCATGGGCCACGTCACCGAGGCGCTGCCGGTCGTCGTCCGCGAGCTTCGGCCGCAGAACCTCGCCAACTGGCTCGACAAGGCCGACCTGATGCAGCAGTGGCTCGACTCGCTGCGCGAGGTGGCGCACGACCTCGCGTCGAGCGGTCACCCGATCCCCGGCTACGAGTTGAAGCCCAAGCGCGCCACCCGCCAGTGGGTCGACGAGGAGAAGGTGCTGGAGATCGCCCGCCGCCGCCGCATCAAAATCTGGCAGGACAAGCTCATGTCGCCTGCGATGGCCGAGAAGGCGCACAAGAACATGCCCGAGGAGTTGACAGCATGCATCGTTGCTGTATCCTCCGGCTCGAACCTCGTGAAGAGCAAAGGGAAGCCTGAAGCTCCTCTCGTGGCCTTGAAGTCTGAAGCAGAGCCGATGGCACCGCTGATGGCAAACCTTGCACTTTTGAAACACAGGAGATAGAGATGGGTGAAGTAGTCAAGTTCGACGCGAGCAAGTTCGCCGCGACCGTCATCACCAACATGAAGCGGGCCGCCACCACGCGGGTCGGCTTCCTGAAGATGGGCAAGGACGGTGCCTGGAGCTACGGTTCCGACGAGACGGAGGTGACCGAGGACGACCACGTCTTCGTCAACCCCAACGGGTTCGTCCACGGTTGGCAGTGCTGGGCCGACACCGACCTCGCTGGCGTCAATTCCGAGTTGCTGGGCGACGTCATCGCCGGCATGGACCAGCCGCTGCCGGATCGCCCGGCCAAGGTGCCCGAGAACGGCCGCCCCTGGGGCGAGGTGCGTGGCATGTCGGTCCTGCTGGCTGGCGAGAAGCTCGTCTACTCGACCACGTCGGTGGGCGGCCTGAACGCCTTCGCCGCCCTGGCCGAGGAGTACCTCGCCCAGTACCACAAGGACCCGGAGAAGATGATCGCCGAAGTCTCGCTCTCGTGCGACAGCTACAAGCACAAGAACAAGACCTACGGCCGCATCTACACCCCGGTCTTCACCATCGTGAAGTGGCACAAGGACCTGCCGGCGGCGGCCGCCGAGAAGCCGGCCCCCGAGCCGGTCAAGGCCGCCGCCAAGAAGGTCGCCGCCAAGAAGGCGAGCCCCGCCAAGCAGGCCGCCAAGGCACGCCGGGCGTCGTAGGCACCCAGGGCCAGGGCTCACCCCCTGGCCCTTTTCGTCACTGGGAATTACAGCCCCAGGCTACACCCCTGACCGTAAGTCGATTTTTTCAATTTTGGAATTGGCACCCGTGACCATCCACATCCACCTCGACTTCGAGACTCGCTCCGAGTGCGATCTGCAAGAGGCTGGCGCGTATGTCTACGCCCGCCACCCCAGCACCAGGGTGCTGTGCGCCGCCTACTCGTACAACGGACCCGGCGTGGAGCCCAAGTACTGGGCGGCCGCTGCAGGCAAGAGGATGCCCAAGGACCTCAAGAAAATCCTGGCCTACGAACACATCGTGATCCACGCATGGAACGCGCAATTCGAGCGGCTGATCCTCAAGCACGTCCTGGGCTACGACATCCCCCTGGAGCGGTTTGCCTGCACGGCAGCCCTGGCCCGTGCGCGGGGCCTGCCGGGCAAGCTGGAGACGGCGCTCGACTTCCTGGGCATGGCCCCCGACCTCGCAGTGAAGAGGCGCGGCAACGCCATCATGCTGAAGTGGTGCAAGCCCCTGCCCCAGGGCGGCTGGGCCGACGACCCGGCCGAGTACGTCGACCTGATCGCCTACTGCATCGGCGACGTCGTCAGCGAGCTTCGCGTCGACCGCAAGCTCGTGCCCCTGTCGGAGGTCGAGCAGGCCGAGTACAACCTGACCGAGATCATCAACGACCGGGGGCTGCCCATCGACACCGAGCTTGCCATCGCAGCCCAGGGCTACGGTGACGAGGAGAAGCGCGAGTTGTCCGCCCTCCTGGGCTGGATGACCGGCGGCGTCATCACGACGGTGAACCAGCACGCCCGCATCAAGTCCTGGCTGATGGGCAAGCTCGGGCCGGTGATCTTCAACCGGTACTTCGTCAAGGCCGGCAAGGTGTCGACCGACAAGAACGCCCGCGCCGACTACCTCAACAGTGAGGACGCCAAGGAAGCCGACCCGGAGGTCATCGAGTTGATCGAGGTGGTCGACGACGCCGGCAAGGCCAGCGTCTCGAAGTACAGCAAGATGGCCGCCAGGGCGGTCGACAACGGCCGCGCCGAGGGCTCGTACCTGTGCTGGGGCGCTGCCCAGACGAAGCGGTACAGCAGCCGGGGCGTGCAGGTCCACAACCTCCTCAGGAAGGGGCCGCCCGACCTCCAGGCGGCGATCCAGGCGGTCCTGAGGCATCAGGTGCAGGGCAAGGTCATGCACGTCCTGGCGAGCCTGCTGCGCCCCACCATCAAGGCGCCCAAGGGCAAGGTGCTGGTCTGGGGCGACTGGTCGGCGGTCGAGGCACGCGGCATGCCCTGGCTGGCCCGCTGCCGGTGGAAGCTCGACCTGTACCGCAAGGGGGTCGACGTCTACCGTGTAAACGCCGAGAACATCTTCGGCGTGAAGGCCGAGGACGCGACCGACCACCAGCGCCAGATCGGCAAGGTGTCCGAGTTGTCGCTGCAGTTCGGCGGTGCCAATGGAGCCCTGAAGTCAATGGCCCGCAACTACGGCATCGGCCTGCGTGACAGCGAGGCCGAGAGCATCGTCACTGCATGGCGCAACGCCAACCGGTGGGCGGCCGAGTACAGCTACGGGCTGTACAAGGCGTTCGTCGCTGCCTGCCTGGGCGTCGACACCACCCTCCTCGGCATCACCTACCGCCAGATCATCCCGATCCTGCCGGGCACCGTCAGCATCGCCTGCGACCTCCCCGGCGGCACGACCCTGTACTACCACGGCGTCAAGGGTCACATCGCCCTGGCGAGCCCGACGATGCCGGGCCGGTTCGCCCTGGTCAGTGTCGGCGACGGAGACGCAGGTTACGACGGCGAGGCCATCAATACCTGGGAGACGGAGATCGTCTTCACCAAGACGCTGCCGGCCGGCTTCCGCATCGAGCGCATCTGGCACGGCCTGTTCGCCGAGAACACCACGCAAGCCCTGTGCGCCGCCCTGCTGCGCGACTGCGTCGACCGTGTAAACGACAAGCTGCTGGCATGGCGCGGCCGCATCGACGTGATCGGTCACACCCACGACGAGATCATCCTCGAAGCCGACGAAGCGGTCGCTGACGTGGCAGCAGGGCTGCTGTCGGAGGAGATGAAAAGGGTGCCAAAATGGTTGCCCGGTTTCCCTCTCGACTGCTCGGTGACGACGGCTGATAGGTACGGGAAGTAGCCCAAAGAAAAAGCCCCAGGGCGTTAACCCTGGGGCTCTTTCCCCCATCAACCACCACAGTCTAAGGGAGCCTCCGCATGAAGCAGCCGAATGCTAGCACAGGACTTTCCGAGCAGCAGCAGTTCCTGGCCTTGATGAAGGAGGGGCTGCCCGAGGGCACGCACTTCCTAGTCGCCAAGCCCAGCGCCAAGGGTCTGCCAGCCCAGGAGTGGCACGAGCAGCACCTGACCGGCCGCTGGTACTTCTCGACCGGCGCGAGCAGCAGCAAGTGGCAGCGCACGCGGGAGAACATGGTGGCGGTGCGCGCCATCATCCTCGACGACGTCGGCACCAAGGTCGACCCCGACCGCATCACGGTCGAGCCGACGTGGCGGCTGGAGACGAGCCCCGGCAACTACCAGTGGGGCTACCTGCTGAAGACCTGGGATACGGACATCGAGAAGGCCGACGGCCTGATGCAGGCGCTGGTCGATGCCGGGTATCAGGACAAGGGAGTCAACCGAGCCTGCCGCCTGTTCCGCATACCCGCCAGCGTCAACGAGAAGCCCGGCCACGAGGGCTTCGAGGCCGACCTGATCACCATCGACGGCAAGCGGACCTTCACCCTCAACAGCATCGCCAAGGCGTTCAACCTCAAGTTCGCCAAGATCGAGGCGAAGGACACCGGCACCACCGGCCCGGTCGACCTCGCAGACCCGATCTTCAAGTGGCTGGGCGAGCGCGGCATGGTCCGCCACGAGATGAGCGAAGGCTGGTGGGAGATCGCCTGCCCCTGGCCCGAGGAGCATTCCGACGAGCGCACCGAGGCGAAGTACCGGCCGGCTGCCGTCCCTGGCGCGATGTGCTTCCACGGGCACGGCGACGATGGCGGTGCCTACCGGCGGCGGTTCTTCGCCTGGGTCGAGGAGCAAGGCGGCCCGAAGCTCGGCGGCATGCGGCCCGAGGTGACCGAGATGTTCAAGGCGCTGGGCGAGCGTCCTACCGACCCGGCCTTTCCGGTGCTGGAGGTCACCAAGCCCCCAAAGCCTGAGGGTGAGAAGTACACCTACCGGACCCTGGCCGACGCCCTCGGCCCGATTCCCCTCAGTGCGTTGCACGAGGTCAAGCGGACCAAAGACGGCGACCCGGCGGCCGTTCAGCGGTGCAGCAACGCCAACGTCGAGGGCTGCCTGGAACACCTGGGCGTAGCCCCCAGGCTCAACCTGATGACCGGGGTCACGACCTACGGTCTGCCCGACCGCATCGACTCGACCGGCTTCAAGGGCATGCTGCCCTACCAGATCGACCGGATGATCCACGGCAGCCTGCGCGACGCCATCAACGGCCCTGGGCTGCCCAAGAAGGAGATCGACGACAGCCTGACCCGGATCGCCGAGGGCAACGGCTGGCACCCGGCCAAGGACTGGATCGAGTCGGCACCCTGGGACGGCCGGGACCGCCTGGAAGACCTCTGCCGGTCGGTCAGCACCCCAACCCCCGACCTGTTCCGGGTCTATTTTCGTCGCTGGGCATTACAAGCTGTCGAGGCAGCCTGCGGCTGGGTCAGCAACGTCGAGAAGGAGAAGGCGCTCTGCCTCGTCCTGGCGGGTGACCAGGGCGTCGGCAAGACTCGCTGGCTGATGTCGCTGGCCCCCGGCTACAGCGAGCGCGGCAAGCACCTGACCCTCGACGGCAGCGCCTCGGCCGCACGCGACTCCATCCACGAGGCACTGCAGGGCTGGATCGTCGAGCTTGGCGAGCTTGACACCACGTTCAGCAAGAGCGCCAACGGCAGCCTGAAAGCGTTCCTGTCGAACACCACCGACCAGTACCGGCTGCCCTACGCTGAAGCCTGGGGAAGGCGGCCGCGCTGCACGTCCTTCTGCGGCAGCGTCAACGACGCTCAGTTTCTGAAGGACGACACCGGCAGCCGCCGCTACATGGTGGTCTGGGTCGACGATTGCGCCGTCGACCACGCGACCGACATGCAGCAGTTCTGGGCGCAGATGCACACCTACTGGGCGGCGGGCGAGCAGTACCACCTGACCAAGGCAGAGGAGAAGCTCCAGGCTGCTGGCAACGCCCAGCATCAGGCCGAGGACGCCATCGTCGATGCGGTCGCCACGTTCGCCAGCAAGCGCCTCGACCGCACCGACAAATACTGCTTCGAGTGCAGCATCCTGGCGGCCGACATCATCCAGATGCTTCGCCTCAACCTCCGCGAGCGCGACCTCCCGAAGAGGGTAGGCGCTGGGCTTCGGGCGACCCTGGGCAAGCCGCAGCAACTGAAGAAGCGCGGCGGCCACGACCTGGGCTGGCGGTTCTGGCTCGACAAGGACGAGGTCACGATGTACGGCAAGCTCCTGCGCCCGGCCAAGGCATGAGCGAGGCGTCCCTGGAGCGGTCCTGCCGGGCGCACGCCACCTCGCGGCGGGTCCGGTCTGCGAAGCTCCAGGGCGGCATCGTCGGCGACCCCGACCGCATCTTCTTCCTGCCCAACGAGCGGTGCTGGCTCGTCGAGTTTAAACAGCTAGACGGCAGGCTGACGCCCAGGCAGAAGATCGTCCACGAGGAGTACCTCCACCTCGGCCACCCGGTCAGCGTGATCCGCACCACGCTCCAGTTCAAAATCGAGCTTGACTTAAAGCTCCAGGCTGCTGTAGACTGCAGGCTCAGTAGTTGAAAGCGAGCCATGCAGTACGAACCCCTCCCCTTCCAGCAGCGCGCCATCTCCCTGGTCTGCCAGCAGCCGGGCTCGGCCCTGCTCCTCGACCCCGGCATGGGCAAGACGGCCATCACCCTGGCCGGTCACTGCGTGCTGCAGCACCACGGCGCGATCAAGGCGACCCTGGTCATCGTCCCCCTGCGGCCGATGCACCTGACGTGGCCGGCCGAGGTGGCGAAGTGGGACCAGTTCAAGCACCTCAAGCTGTCGACGATCCACGGCACGGCCGCCCAGCGGCTGGCAGCGGTCGAGGCGAAGGCCGACGTGTACCTGATCAACCCCGAGAACGTGGCGTGGCTGGTGGCCCTGCTGCAGGGCAGCCTGGGGCTCTTCGGCACCAAGCCCGGCCTGCTGGTGGTCGACGAGTCGACCCGGTTCAAGAACGCCCAGTCGGTGCGCTTCAAGGCGCTGAAGACCATCCTCCCGCTCTTCGACCGCCGCACCATCCTGACTGGCACGCCGGCTCCCCAGGGCATCGAGGACCTCTTCGCCCAGATGCAGATCGTGGACGACGGCAAGCGCCTCGGCCGCTTCATCACCCACTTCCGCAAGCTGTTCATGTTCGCCACGCCCCTGCGGATCGGCGGCGGCCGCACCATCGACGAGTGGCATGTCCGGCCGGGCGCTGCCCAGATGATCGCCGGGGCCATCGCCGACGTCTCGCTGCGCCTGCAGGCCGAGGACTACCTGACGATGCCGGACATCTCGTACAACGTGATCCCGGTCGAGCTTCCCAAGGCTGTGCGCTCGGTCTACAAGACGATGGCCGACGATCTGGTGGCCGCCGTCGGCGACCAGAAGCTGACCGCCGTGACGGCAGCCGCCGCGACGATGAAGCTGCGCCAGATCACCAACGGCTGGGCGTACAACGAGTCGGGCTCGGTCCACGTCCACGACGCCAAGCTCGACGCCCTGGCCGACCTCGTCGAGGAGCAGGCCGGCACGCCGCTGCTGGTGGCGGTCGCCTTCCTGCACGAGGTCGACGCGATCCGCGTCAAGCTCGCCTCGATCCTGCCCAAGGGCACCCCGGTGCCGTACCTCGGCGGTGGCGTCAGCAAGACCGCCGCCAACGACACGGTCGCCGCCTGGAACGAGGGCAAGCTCCCGGTCCTGCTGGTCCACCCGACGTCGGTGGCCCACGGCCTGAACCTCCAGGCTGGCGGCCACGCCGTCTGCTGGTTTGGCCTGACGTGGAACCTTGAGGAACACATCCAGACCAACGCTCGGGTGTACCGCCAGGGTCAGACGAAGCCTGTGGTGATACACTACCTCGCCGCGAAGGACACGGTGGACGAGAGCATCGCTGATGCCCTGGTCGCCAAGTCCGATCTGCAGTCCGCTATCCTCAACCGCCTGAAAGGGTCCAAGTGAGAAAACCGAAAGCACCGGCCAGCCGGCCCGAGAACAGCCGCCTTGCCATCGTCAAGCTCCCCAGGGAGATGCCCGGTGGCAAGACCTCGACCTCGCACCCGCTGGTCTGGCTGATGAAGGACCGCCTGGACGAGCCGCACAACGAGAGCGGCAAGCCCAACAAGTCCGACCTCGCCCGCTTCCTGGGCGTGCGGCCGCAGTCCCTGTACAAGTGGGAGCGCCTCTGCCGGGGCGACCGCAACTACCCGCTGCCCCCCGTGCGCGCCGCGCAACTGGCGTCGTTCTTCAACGTCAAGCCGGGGCTCTTCCGCCCCGACGTCTTCGGAGCCTGACCGTGCCTGCTGGAATCCGCGACCCGTACCACTTCGTCTTCTCCATCGAGGAGACGGAGTTGATCCTTCAAGGGCTGGGCAAGCTCCCCGCAGAACGGAGCTTCAACATGCTGAACAAGCTGGGCCAGGAGATCGCCCAGGAGAACCAGCGCCGGCAGACCCCGCTGTCGACGGCCGTCCCGCCCCCCGCCGAAGTCCAGGCCGTCACCCCCGAGGGCATGCCGATTGCTTCGGCGACTCCGGTCCAGTAAGCTACCCCCCGCCACCCCCACCCACCCAGGAGCTACACCCATGAAGAAAGCACTTTTCGCCCTCGCCCTCGCGGCAGCCGCCGCCAGCGCCGGGGCCGTCACCGTCGGATTCGAGAACGAATTCAGCGGGGGCACCAACTGCGCCAACGCCGTCACCGGCTGCTCGATCTTGGAGGCCACCAACTTCGCTGGCGGCGTCCACTTCGAGCTTCAGGGCACGATGGCACCGGGCGAATTCATCACCGGCCTGTACGGCAACTTCAGCGGGCCGGGGGCGCTCATCCCGACGAGCTTCAGCGGCACGGGACTGGCGTCGCTCAACAGCTTCGCCTACTCGCCCAACGCCTTCAAGGCCGACGGCGACGGGTTCTTCGACTGGTTCATCGACCTGTCGTCCAACCCGCCGCGCTTCGACGGCACCGACACGCTGGCCTGGGACTTCCTGGGGGTGACGCTGCCGATGTTCAACAGCCTGAGCGTCAACGGCCCCGAGGGCAAGAACGGCTTCCTGTTCGCCACGCACGCCCAGGGCTTGGTCAACGGTGGCAGCGGCTGGTTCAACGGCCAACTGACCCCGACGTCCACGCCCTTCGACGTGACCCCGGTGCCCGAGCCCGAGACGTATGCGCTGATGCTGGCCGGTCTGGCAGCGGTCGGCGGCATCGCCCGTCGTCGCAAAGCCCAGCGTTGAAACGTCCCCCAACCATCGAAGGAGAATCGCCATGAAGAAATTCCTTTGGACCCTGGCCGCGCTGCTCGGGGTCCTGTCCCTCCCGGCCCAGGCGGTCCTCGTCTGCGACGGCTGCACCTACCAGGGGGGCGTGGCAACCAACCTGGGGCTGCACGATTCGCTGACGTTCGACAACAGCACGTTCACGAACAGCACCACCGGCACCAACGGGGCGTTCGACAACTTCTGGGTCTTCAGCCTCGCACCGGCCGGGGCGGCCACGCTCGATGCGGTGTTCCTGCCGATCAGCAACATCAGCGGGTTCGACGCCAAGCTGTTCAACGTGGCTAGCTCGACGTGCGGCGGGACCGGGGCGGCATGCTCGGCCCTGACGCTGGGCTCGCTGATTGCCGACGCGCCGGCCAACCCGGCCTTCGTCTCGGCCCTGGACTTCCTGACCCTCGATGCCGGCACCTACGCCATCGAGATCAGCGGTCTGGTGTCCGGTCTGGTCGAGGGGCAGACGGCGTCCTACGCCGGCAACCTGCAGGTCGCTGCGGTGCCCGAGCCCAGCGAGTGGGCGCTGATGCTGGCCGGTCTGGCAGTGGTCGGCAGCATCGCAAAACGCCGTCAGGCCGCTCGCTGATCCTTCAGGCTACCCAGCCAAGGCCGCCTTCGGGCGGCCTTTTCGTTACGGGTAGTTGTGTTTAAACGCCGTCCCGAAGCTGGCGAATCCTGGCGGCCTTCAGCGCCGCTGACTTCTCCGGGTCGACCACCGGGCCGCCCCGGCCGGTGAAGGAGATGCCGGTCGCCGGGTCCGGCCCTGGTAGCTTGGGCGCGGCTGCCGCACGGGCAGCCTCGGCGGCCGCCTCGCGGTCGCGGTTGGTCTTGGTGAAGATGTCTGCCATTGTGTAGCTCCAGGGGTCAGCCGATCCGAATCACCTGCACGTTGGAGGTGACGCCCAGCCGCGAGATGAGCCGGTAGACGCCGACGCTCAGAACCGGCGCTGTCGTCCAGCCTTGCAACGTGACCGTGTTCGATGCGTCGAGCGTGATCTGGTCGAGCGCGGCGAGGCCGCCC